ACGCACCTTGCTGTAATTGCCAACGCGGGTCTGGTACTGCGTGCGAATGGTGTTCTCTTGGTTGAAGCGCTTTTCAGGGTCAATGCCACCTGTCGCCTCAAGGGCCTGAAGTTCAAGGGCGGCTTTTTTGCTTTCGTTATCAAGCTTGTTCGTTTCAACCAACGCTTTATTGGTCTGCGCCTTAGTCAGCCCAAGGTCTGCGGCTATTTTTTGAAGATCGGCTTGTTGCTTTTCCTCGCTGTACTTGGCTTCGGCTCCACTCTTTTCAGCGTCTGCTTGCGCCTTTTTGGCGTCTGCCCATGTCTTATATCTGGCCGGATCTGCGTTTGACAGGATGGAATGCGACAGCGCCAGCGCGCCCTTGGTGTTGCCCGCTTGCAGCATGTCGTTGATGTTTTTGTACAGGCCTGGGTCTTGATTGGAGTTTTTATAAGCGTCAATCTTTTCCTGTACGCGTGACTTGGCAAGATCAGTCGCGCCAGAGTCCAGCGCGGTGATGATCTCGGAGCCTTCCTTAAACTCATTCAGCTTGCGCTTATCATCCAGCATGTCCCAAGCACTTTTGATGCCGGTGCCTTTGTCGGGATACTTCAACTGGAGCTGAACAAACTTGTCAGCCGTTGGGCTGTTGAAGGCATCGAGCATGTCTTTTTTGTACTGCTCTTCCTGATAGCCTTCGCCCAGCATTTCGCCGACCTTATAGCCGCGTGCAAAGCGCGTCCCAATATCAGGCCGCTCGGGCATCATCGCCATGTAATTAATAGGTGCTGGCATGGTCTAACCCTCAAAACATTCCGGCTTTTTTGGCACCAGCAGCGATGCCGGCAATATCAAGCAAATCACCAAAGGCAGCGCCAGTGCGACCGTATTTGCCCATGATGCCGCCAGCTTGTGCAGCGCCCTGCTCGCCAAGCAGGTTGGCAATATTGGCCGCAGTCTGGAGGCCGCCAGCGCCTTGACCGGCTGCCGAGGCCTGCCCCAGCTGTGCGAGGTTCTGCGTGGTCTGCTGGCCCAGCGAGGTAAGGCCGCCCAAGCGACCGTATTGCTGGTTGATCAGTTCGGAGAGCATCTGCGGCCGGTACTGGGCAAGGGCTGCCTGCACATTACCACCACGCAGGCCGCCGGTAGCCGCTGCGCGTTGAAGCATTGCCTCTTCGCCCTGCTTAACCAGTGCCTGCATTTCAGGGCTGCCGGACAGTTGCGCGATAGCCGCCTGCTGGGCTTCTGGGCCGCGCAAACCAGCGAGGGCTCGCTGGGCCTCGAGGGCGGGCGCACCGGCCTGTGCGTAAGGCTGTAGGCCCGCCATGGCGCCTGTTCCCGCCTGAACGTATGGCGAGAGTACCTTCATCATTTCATCAAACTGGCGCCGCTGCTCCTCAATGCCAGCCTGGGAGGCAGCAGCCTGCACATCAGCCGCTTTTTCGGCTCCCTGCGCTGCCTGTGTGGCGCCAGTGATAGAGCCAACTATCTTGCCTACACCACTTCCCAACGTAGTAAACGCATCGCCGATGCCGCTTGCTATACCGCCCATTTCGCCTCCCACTCGTCGCGCAACAGGCCCATGACCCATAATCCGCGAGGTTGACCGTTAAGCACCAGCGCCGCTCGGCGGGTGCCTTCGTATGTAAAACCCATCTTTTCGCAATGATTCCGGGCTGTGGGTATCCAATCGGGAATGTACCCCGTCAGCCGCAGTACGCCGGGCCTTGCAAAGCACCAGCTTAGAAACTCTGCTCCCAATTCGCGGGAGTGCTTGACCGCGCTTCGCATCAGCAGAACGTGGACATCTAGCTCGACGTCAGACGCTCGAATTGCCAGAAACGCCCCCGAGAACACGCCCTCGACCCATGCACTCACATAGGTGGCCTCGGGGCTGAAAACGGGATAGTGTGGGCGATGGTCATGGGCGATGCGAGCAATAAAGGCGTCAGAATAGACGTCTACTAGATGCTCGATGGTGATGCCTTCGGTGACTTCGACACGCGCCACAATGGCTCCTGCTTTCAGGGTCGTGCGCCGCTGGCCGCGCCGTGTCTCAGCTTTTGAACAGTATGGCGTATGGCGGCCTAAACCGCCATCTATCAGGTGATCTCGCGCCCGCTGGCACTGATGGTCAGGCTCGTGGCTGCGCCCGCCAACGTCGAAATAAAGCCGCTAGATTCCAGCGTCTGGCCGACCAGTTCGGGGCAGAGGTACGTTTCGCCCGGCACGATTGCTCGGCCGTTAATAATGAGGTTGCTGTTACCCGTAGACCCGCCGGACGCTACCAGGTTGACCGAGAAGGTCACGTTGGCTGCGCTGGTGTTCGTCACCGTGAACTTGTCGATGATGGTCTTGCAGTTCGTGGCCGTGTACTGCGTAGTCTGCACGTTCTCGGCCTGCTTGCGCGGGATGATGTTTTTAACTGTTACGGTCATGGTTTAGCCCTCAGCGTGATCCGGTTGAGATGTTGTCAGTGACCGTCAAGATGACGCTCGGGATGCCAGGCACTGGCGCCGCAGCAGCCTGTGCCAACAGGATTACCCCAAGATCGTCAACGGACCACATGATTTCAAAATAGTCGCCTGCTTTCAATTTTAGGATAATGTTCCACGCTGCGAGCAGTTCCGCGTTGTTATTCTGCAAGCGCACCTGGCTGGCCGAGTTCGCAATGTCTGACCCGTTGACCCGGAACCAGATATAAATAAGGCCGACACCGCCAGTGGTCTTGTCCAGCTGCGCCGAGAACTGGAAATTATAGACGCCATCGCCGACCACATAAATTCGGCTGGTGGGGCTGCCAACGTAGACCCCGGATGACAGGTCTGTTGTATTAAACGTCATGGCGTAAGCAGTGTTGATGGCGGCCGCGGTCTGCGTGGTCGTGTCGTAAAAAGACCCGTAAGCGTGCCGGATCAGTTCCAGCTGCGGCGGCGCCTGCTCCAACAACTGCACCGACTGCTGGATGTCCTTGAGCAGTGACAGCGCCGTGGTGGCCTTGACCTCGGCCGACTCTGCGTTAATGGCAGCGTCCTGAATGATCCCGGCCAGCTGTTGCAGCGCCTCGGTGGCCTTGTCATCAGCCGCGCCGGCAATGATTGCCAGCGACTGCCGCGCCTCTTCGATCTGCCCCAGCGCCTGCACTGCCGTTGACTCGGCATTGGCTGCTGCGGTCGATACCTCGGCAATGTAGTCAGGCGTGACTACCTGCGTTGTCTCCAGTGCCTGTTCCAGCGCCCGCAGCGTGCGCGGGTCTGGTACGAACTTAGCCAGCTGCTGGCGCAGCAGTTTGCTGTTAGACATTGGCTGGCTCTAGCTGCGCCTCAATGCGCGCAATGGTCAGGTGTGAGTCGCTGGTACCGCGGAACTTCTGCGCCCGCCAGTGGCGCATATAGCCGGCCTGTAGCCAGACGTGGCGCTTGAGCGTCTGGCCCTGCTTGCCAGCAGGGATGGCGCGCTCCTGACTCCACAGCAGCCCATCGAGGCTGTAACTGCTCCAGATGACCGGATCAGTGCCGGGTGTGACGCGCCCCGAGAGGCAGACCAGTTCCAACTCGTGGAATATCGCGCCTTTGCCCTCGTTGTAGACGATCATTGTTGACAGTTCCCAGCCGTTCACGCTGCCGTAGTGCGAGGATACGCTGTCGGTCATGTAGCCGTGAAGGCTGGTGGTCGGATCGCCCGCCAGCCACTTGTCATACGCATACACGAAGTTCCGCGCCCGGTAGGTGCCAGTGCCGACAATTGAGGTAGTCAGGTTGAACCACATAGGCTGACCGGCCACCTGACTGCCCGCAGCATCGTATACAAACGTCTGGTCGGGCAGATGCAAGTACAGGTGCTGGAAACTGTTATAGGTGCGGCTCTCAAGCACGCACTGGGACAGATCATCCTCGGAATAGCCCGCCAGCACCTGGTCTATCTCGCGGGTGCTGATCTTCGTGGTCTGACCGTTGCTGCCGAGCCAGACGGCAATAGCCTCGTTGCGGCCGCCACCCACAAACGCCAGTGCCTCGATGAACGCGCAGCAGGAATGGCTGCCGACGGTGCCGCGCATCATCTGTGCGCCCTCAATGCGCTGGAACGGAAACAGATCCCCGCCCACGTTCTGGAACACTTCAATCGTGAAGCGGTTGAGCGCGTAGGGTTCGTTCCGCAGCTTGATGATGGCCTTTATCGGGTCGGGGTCGGCTTCGCTGGAGCCGTACTTGAGCGGGTTAACCTGCGTCGGGTCTGAAAGTTCGGTGACAATCAGAAACTCACCATCCGTTGTCATGAAATACCCATCGACCCAGATCATGTCCACCACGGTGCCGAGGTCAGGGTCGGTGACCTGCGTCAGCGTTGCGCCGTTCCAGTAGTACAGGCTGCCATTTGATGCGATGGCGAGACGGTCAAAGCTGTAGTCCATCGTCACGCTTTGGCCGTCAGTGCCGACATCGCCGAGCGTCGTAGTCGTGCCATCGGACGCAATGCTGACCAGCTTGGACCCCATAACCCGGTAACAGGTACCGTTCCAGTTGATGCCGCCCCTGTCAGTGCCTGGCCCGGTGCCGAACTGCACGATACCTTCGCCCGGTCGCAGATACCCGTCACTGATGCCGGTGGCCTTCATGACAGGCACCAGGTTGCGCGGGTACGACGTGCGAAAGTCGCTGTCA